AATGGTTTTATTGTTACTGATGTAGATCTAAATGAAGATTTTATTTTTACTAGACAACATCAAGTAATGAAGTTTTTAAAAGAAAGATTTGCTCAGGAGGTACAATGAGTATAATTGACAGTATATCTACTTCGTATATAAGAAGAGATAAAGAATCACTTGAAAAAATTACTTCTGAATTAATTAAAAGTAAAAATGAATTAGATGTATTCTTTGAAGAATATCTAGAAGTGTTTGATGAAAAGTTAAATGCTTCTATTGATAATCAAAACACTCCAGTATGGAAATGTTACAAAGACAAATATAAGGTTTGGCAAAAGATTAATGCTGATCTTAAAGTAGCCAAATATTATTTAGGGATGATATAGTTGCAAAGGTACTTAAAGGTTTATGATAATGTTTTAGATAAAGATACATGTGAAAGAATGATATCGTTATTTGACAGTAAAGAAGATAAACATGAAATATATAATGATGATCTAATGAACTTCAATCAAATTAATCTAATACAACACAAAGATGATTGGTCTGAATTTAATTCAATACTTAGTATTAAATTTCAAGAGTTATTAGAACAGTATAAATCTGATTGTCATATTCATGTACCCCTACAGTGGCCAGAAAAATATAGTTTTGAAGAATTTAGAATAAAAAGGTATGAACCAAATGAAGGTAAGTTTGATTATCATACTGATGTAAATGATTATAATTCTGCCATTAGATTTTTAGCGTTTTTTATTTACTTAAATGATTCAGATGATTACGCAGATGGCGGAACAGAATTTCCCCAATTAGGATTAACCAGTCCTAGAAAACAAGGAGCATGTTTAGTATTCCCACCACTATGGATGTATCCGCATGCTGGTTTAGTATCAACAAATAGAAAATACATAGTCGGTAGTTATTTACATTACTTAAAGGATAATAATGCAAGGTAAAATGTTTAAAAATACTCAAGAGTTTGCCATTTATATTGATGAAATGGTATCATCTCGTAAGATAACACACATGGAAGCAGTACTAGAATACTGTAAAGAAAATTTTATTGACCCAGAAGATATTAGTTCTATGGTTAATAAGAATCTTAAACAAAAGATAGCTGTTAATATGAGGGATGAAAACTACTTACCTAAAGTTGCTAAGTTGGATATATGACAGGATTTAAAGCTTTTAGATATTATGTTGCATTAAAGCTACATTTCACTAAAGACAAGTTTAATGTATTTGAGAATAGAGGTAATGTTAAAGGTTCGTATCAGGCATTTGATGCTCGTAATGATAAATTTTTATTTGAAAAGTTAGCACGTAAATATAGAACTGATCAGGAAATGATACAGTTTCTTGTTGCTAATATAGCATACGGCAATGATAATATTGTTTATGGAATGGAAGAAGCTGAAGAGTATTATATTCAGTGGACTAAACGTAAACAAAGTCTTACAAAAACATTTAAAGATGATCTTAACTTATTACAATTAGAATCAGAAAAGAATAATTTATCATTAGATCAAATAATTAATTTTACTTTAAATACATATCCGTATATAATTAAACTATACCTTGGTAAATTAATAAGCATGGAATCAATATGTATATTAAATGATTTCATACCAATGATTACTAAATGGGAAGTAGAACCAACAGCTTTAATATTAGAAGAAGATATAAGAAGGATTAAAAAGCTTAAAGGTTTTGTTAAGTATGATAGAGAAAAACTTGAGAAAACTATTAATGAATTTATTACAGAATTATAATAACGCTAATGTATCGTTATATAAATAAAGTGCAGTACATACATTAAACATACTACGTAAATACTAAGGAAAAATACGATGGATATTAATACACTAAGAAGTACCCGCAATAACGATTTCGGTAAGATCTCTTCCGCATTCGATACAATCGCAAACCCCCAAGCAGCTACAAAATCATATGTTGATGAACGCATCTGGAAACCAGAAGCTGATAAAGCTGGTAATGCATCAGCAACAATTAGATTCTTACCTAAGCATCCTGATGATGAACTACCATGGGTAAAAGTATTCTCTCATGGATTTCAAGGTCCTACAGGTCGTTGGTATATTGAGAACTCTTTAACTACACTTGGAGAAAATGACCCAGTTGGTGAATTAAACTCTAAGTTATGGAATTCAGGTTCTGAAGCAAACAAAGAAATTGCACGTAAACAAAAACGTCGCTTACACTTCTATTCAAACATATTAGTTGTGTCTGATCCTAAACATCCAGAAAATGAAGGCAAAGTTATGCTATTCAGATATGGTAAAAAGATCTTTGATAAGATTATGGATAAGGCAAGACCTACATTTGAAGATGAGAAACCAGTGAATGTATTTGATCTATGGGAAGGCACTGACTTTAAATTAAGAATGAGAAGAGTTGAAGGTTATCCTAACTATGATCAGTCTGTATTTGTTGAACCAGCACCAGTAGCTGAATCAGATGAAAAGATTCTTGAAGTTGTTAATAAACAATATAAACTATCAGAATTTTTAGATCGTTCTAACTTCAAAACTTATGAAGAACTTAAAACTAAACTTGAAGTAACTTTAAGTGGTGAAGGTATGGATACTTCTGCTAATGATTTAGTAGATGCAATGCCTACTGCTGAACCTAAACAGTTTGCTGAAGTGGCTGAACCTCAAGCTAAAGCAGCTCCTGTGGTAAGTGAACCAAGTATAGCAAGTACTGATGACGATGATGTTATGAGTTACTTCCAAAAGATTGCTGACGAAGATTAATATCAGCTTGTAATACCTATTGTAAAAAGGAAAGGGAGCTTCGGCTCCCTTTTTTTATGTATGCAAATATCTAGTACTGTTATATTTTCCTAGAGAATGATCTCTATTTCTTATATCTTGTTGGTAGTTATTGCTTGTATTTTGATTAACAGTATTATTTGTAGTTGGAGCAACAACTGTATTGCTAGATGATTTTTGTTCTATTTTAGCTCCATCATTTCTACCAGATTGCTCATAGATAGCTTCACCAGTATCAATAGAAGGACTGACTTGAATTTCAGGTATTGTCATTGTTTTAGGTTTACTACCTTTATCACCTTTATTATAAAAGGTTGCCTTGTCACGTTCTTCTGCTATCTCTTCATCAGTACGTTTGTTTATACCAAGTAAAGATAGCTTACTTTCAATCCAATCACCTACTGCTGAAAATATATTCTTTATTGGTTGTATTAATTTCTCATCAATTAATCCACCTAAATTTTTTAATGTTTCTGCATCGACTAATCCAAAGGTTAAGAAATCAAGTATTCCTCCAAAGCCTGCAATAACAGCTTCCCCTATAGACCCAGTTTCTTTAAACGCATCAATCGCATCTTTAACACCACTGAATAAAGATCCTATAATAACGGCTGGTAAAAATACTTTTTTCAGTACGCCCATTAAAACTTTACCACTAAAGATTTTCATTAAAGCAGTCTTTATAGAACCTAATATTCCTCCAAATATACCTGACAATAAACCTTTACCCATACCAAGAATACCAGCTAAACCTAATCCACCAAGTAAACCTGATTTTTTATTTTCTTTAGGTTTTACTTTATCTCCGCCAGTATTTTCAACTATATTTTCTAATAAGTCATTGGTGCGTTCTTGCCTTTTTATAGTTTCATTTTCTTCTTCAGTAACTACATTGCTATCCGCTTTTTCTTTTTTTTCAGATGAATTACTATCTTTGTCTTTTTTGTCTTTTTTCTTTTTGCCGTAGGTTCTACCGCCTTCTTCTTCAGATGGTATTTCTCTGAGACGAGGATCTATTTTAAGCATATCTCTTGATAAAGATGTTAATTTTTTAAAATCTTCGCCTCTTTCTATTTGTTTATCAGTAAATCCTAGATCTTTCTGTTCTTTCAGTTTTTTGCCAACATCTGCCATTTTAGATTGGATAACTTGTTGTTGATCAAACTCCTTGCCCCAATGCCCCTTGGCGGCTTTTTTACCAACTAGCCTTGAATACGGATCTAATTTCATTTTGTTGTTTATGTATTTTTTCTTTTCTTCACCTTTGTCGAAGTATTCAGCGAATAATCCACCACTACCTCTTTTTGATATACCTGTTTTATCTAAAAATCCACGAACACTAAAAAAATCTTTAACATTTTCTCCAACGCCTTTTAATCTAGATGTAACTGTTTTATATTGCCTACGGCCAGCAACAGCATCAGCAACACCCCTAGTAGTTTCTGGAGATAATTTATCAAATTTCTTTGCTAAATTTTTAAATGATTTTTCAAGAGTTTTATTATAAGCATCTAACGATTTGTGTAACTGAATAACATTACCATTTAACGCACCTTGCGATTTAGATGTAACTGCGTCTGCAGTCTTTTTACTTGCATCTTCAATATTTTCAATGCGCCTATTAGCTAGTACGCTTTGCTGTGCTGTTAAAATGGATTCCATTATTTGTTACCTTCTATGCGTTGTTTTTCTTCTTCTAAAAACTTAATAAGCATTGCCGTATAAATTTCCCTCTCAAAAGGTATCATATTTTCTATATCTACTAACGAATAATTATGATACTGCATTAATGCAAAGTTTAACTTATAAAAATTAGCCAAACTTTCATGAGAGAGATTAATTAAAAAAAACTTGACAAGCCCTCTAATAATTTTTCATGTTTCTTTTGACACACTGGACATGTATATTCTATGTCCTGTTTAAGTCTTGGCATCGTCTCAAAAAATAATTGTATTTTAGAGAATTGCTCAGACGTTAAATTATTTAAAAAGTCTAGTAGTTCATCTTTTGTTTGATCTTTAGCATGAAATACTTCTGTTGTATTGTATATACTATCAATAGAATCTGCAACAACCGAAAAGATATCATCCATTTCATTTTCTGTCTCAGATTCTATTAGTTTTAATATATCTAATGATGGATACTTCAATACAATACCTACATCATCAAATAACATTATATTATTATTATGATTCTCAGGTTTATTTACTTCTAATTTAGTCAAATCTATGTTAATCTTTACTACTGCTTTATTGTCTTCACACGTATCACATTTAAGTAGTAATTCAACGTTTTCACCTACAGATTTAGCTCTTATTTGTGTAAATATATACTCTAAATCAAATGAAGCTAAAGTATTAATATCGACATCACTTTTAGAACACGACTTAATAACTTGTTTCAGCGAATCAACCATAACTAATAAATCTTCTGATTGCTGGGCGATCAATAATATTTTTTCTTCTTTGACCAAAAATGGTCTAAACTTAAATTCTTTACCTGTCGATGGGACTTTTATAGTATAGACAGGAGTACTATTCATAGGCAACGCCATAATTTATTCTCCTTTATTAATATCGCTAATGAGTTTATTCAACTCGCTAGTACTGCCCACAAATATAGCATTATTAGTTACCTGCTTAGATTCATTTTTATCTGAACCTTTAGGTGTATCTAATTTTTGCTTCTTATCATGCAACTCAAGCAGTTGGGCATTCACTTCAGAAAGCTGCTTGATTAAATTTCCTACAACTTCAAATGCTCTAGGATGCTCTGATTGTTTGGCAATCTCTAGTGCATTATAAAGTGCATCTTGTCCTTGATTCAATAGACCATGTAAATTGTCACGAGTCTTATCGTAATCATAGTTAATATTTTCTTCCATCTTTTTAGACTTAGGTGGCAATACTTCACCATTGGCCTTAATTACTTCATTTTTATCCATTGGATCTATGTCAAAGATCTTAGATAACTTATCATCAGCACTCATAATATACCTTTAAAAATTAAATGTAGCTCCCGCTAAATTCAAGCCACCAAGTTGTGGCACGTAATTGTTATATTCTTTTTGAAACCCATCAAAATCATTATAATATTTTGAAGGTACAGGAATAGCATCTCCTATAAATTCACCAATTTTATCAAAGAATCCTTTATTATCAGGAGTACTAACAGAACTTTGTTGTTCTGAAGACTTCCAATATTTGTACCCCATAGTGACATTTAATTTCATAACATCTCTATTTGAATAATCTAATTGTATTGCTGATATGTCTTTTACATAAGATTCATATGCTTTAACTGAATATTTTGCGTTATTATTAACATCAAACATAGTAATAGTTATATCAGTCCTATAATCGTCATAATACCCTATATTTCTGCTATCAGGGTCTTGTATAATACCTTGCCACGAATCAAAAAGCTTTTTGACTTGCATAGAACTATCAACATAAAATGACATGGTTATCGGAGAAAATAATTTTTCATACGGCATTTCTCGTACTTCACCATAAGTTCTAGCTGGCGTACTACTCATTGTAACGCCTGGAATGGTAACGTTATCACAAAATAGTAATACTTTTCTTAAATCTATCCCTGGGTTTGCTAAACCAGTAGGCAATGAAAAATCTACGGCATATCTATTATTCCGCATCAACCCTTCGGTTTTTATCTGTGATATAAAGTCGTTTAATTGCGCCATATTATCCTCTTAGTGAATTTGCCCAAACTGATTGTTTTGAAGCACCTGTAAATTGTTCTACTGGTAATAACATCGCTGTTGCCCAATCTGAGGAATTCACTTGTCTAAGTGATGATCGTACATGATCTGCTAAATATTGTTTAACACATGGCTGTGCCAATCTAAATTTAGAAACTCCATCTATTAGTCTCCACGAATAATTAAGACGAGTTGTTTCATCCATACGTTTATTATTTGCAAAATCCATTAATCTATCTAATAATTGTATTCTTCCTTGATATGGAAGGTAGTGCATATT